TATAACTATTTCAAATATAGTTGGGGCGCCCCCATCGCCTACCACAATTTCGGCACTTACGGCGCTATGTCTATATACGCTAGTAATGATATCGTCGGGAAAATGAAGATTGTTTCACACGCCGGTACGATCGCTGCGTCCGACGAACGCATCAAGAAGAACATAGTGGATGCCGATGACGCTGAGTGTTTGGAGACCCTTCGTCTCCTCAAACCAAAGAAGTATGGATACAGAGATGTCATCCAACGAGGTGAAGAACCCGTGTGGGGCTTCATCGCTCAAGAGGTCAGGGATGTGCTTCCATACGCCACGCAATTGAGACAGGAGGTCTTACCAAATATTTATGAATTGGCGAACGTTTCTTCTTCGAACGTCATCACATTTACGAACTTTAACACATCCGATTTGGAATCTAATGCGACCACACTCATCAGAACCAAAGGCATTGATGGTGAAGACCACGACATCCACCTTGCGGAAGTCATTGACGGACACACCATTCGTGTGGAAGAGGACTTGACGGAGTGGATTGGGTCAGTAGATGAGACTGGAAACGTTGTGGCTGGTAATCAACTCTTTGTACACGGTCAGCAAGTCGACGACTTTCTTTACCTCGAAAAGGAATCTATATTCACCGTCGCCACCGCAGCCCTCCAAGAGGTAGATAAACAGCAGCAAACTGATAAAGCGAGGATAGCTGAACGGGAGACCCAACTCGCATCAGTACTCTCGCGTCTCACCGCACTCGAAAATCCTTCAAGCTAATGACCCACATGTAAAAGTTTAAAAAAATAATCGCTTACTATACTATACAACATGTCTGGCGGAATCGCACAGCTCGTCGCCGTCGGCGCCCAAGACGCCCACATCGTCGGAAAACCAGAAGTCAGTTTCTTCAGATCGAATTATCGACGACACACAAATTTTGCCCAAACGGTCGAAACCCAGGTTCTCCAGGGTAATCCATCCGCGGGGAGCATCTCGACGGTTCGTTTCGAACGGAAGGGTGACATGATCGGATACGTTTACATCTCCAATCGCGCCGGTTCCCAACGCACCAAAGCCGAATGGAAGGACGATCAAATCAGTAAGGTGGAGGTACTAGTCGGTGGACAAGTGATTGATGAACAAACCTCGGAATTTTCTCTCGAGATCGCTCCAGCTCTTTTGGGTCAAACCTATTCCAAGTCTCTCACCGCGACCGGTGCGGATAAGTCTGCGTTTTACCCACTTCGGTTCTCCTTCTGTGAGAACGCTCAATCCGCCATCCCCTTGGTGGCGCTCCAGTACCACGATGTTGAATTGCGAATCACTTGGGGTTCTTCTCCAGCGACCGACACAGAGGTCCACACCCAATTCATCTACTTGGACACCGACGAACGCACCGCGCTCTCGTCTACTCCACAAAACATGCTCGTCACCCAAACCCAACGCGCGGTTAAGAGCGACTCGAGCATCCAGGAGCTTAATTTTAACCACCCTGTCAAATTTGTCACGAGCTATAAGTCGGGTGGTGTCGGTGTTGCCGCGGGTGAAGTTCGTCTCCAAATTAACGGCACCGATGTCGGTGACGCGAAGAAGGCGCAACCCCATTACACGTCCGCCACTCTCTATTACCACACCCCATTCGCGGCGCTCGATAACTCCGACGCGGATCGATTCTTGTATCCATTCTGCCTCGACACCTCGAAGCTCCAGCCAACTGGTTCGCTAAACTTCAGCCGTCTCGATTCGGCGCGCCTCTTGAGCACATCGGGTTCGTTTGATACCGATATTTACGCTATCAATTATAATATTTTAAGAATTGAAAATGGTATGGGTGGTCTTACCTACTCTAATTAATTTACACACTACTAGTAAATGCTACTAAAGTTACTATTTTTGTTGGGATTCATATTTGTTTTAACGTATGATCCAAAATCTGGGACATTAAACAAATATGTAGATCCAAAACTTTCAGCCGAAATGCCGAATGCTCCATGTAAAGATGGACATTACAATGAAGTTCAATTCGCACAGAAGGGATATATATGTCCCGAAAATGACAAAACACATATGGGTGTCATACACGCTTAAAAGAATAACTCGTTTTTATTACACAAACATGCTTTCATTGGACAGGGAAACGTTAACCATCGTCGCACTTATTGTGTGTCTCGCTGCTACTGCGTATCTGTATAAGGAATTTGCTCAAGCAAAAACCGAACTGGTGAATATCAAAAATTTCTGTAATAAACTCGCGACTCCACAGCAACCACCGTCACGCACACCCACGAAGACTATCTCTATCAAAGAAGAACCGGTGACTGAAACCGATACAACCGTAATTGGAGACTCCACCACTGCCGAGGTGGAGGATAATTAACATATCCGATAATTATAACTTGCGACATCGCAATGAAAAAATATAAAGCGATCGCTATCCCAGTTACGTTTAGTGGTGATAAGCCCCGTTTCTTAGTTGTCAGAGATAAAAGATTCAAAGATTGGATCTTTGTCACAGGAGGGTGTCGTCGACGAGAAATCTACAACCCCCTTCGTTGTGCGTTGAGAGAGCTTGAAGAGGAAACACGTGGAGTCGTTTCCCTCAAGAAAGGAGAATATACAGAGTTTAAATTTATAGTAAAAGAGAGTCCGACGGTCGATTTAGAATACAATGTATTTGTATTTTTTGTCGATTACTCGAGACCCGAGCAATTAGAACTCGTAAAAAAGTTCAATGATGAAAAAACAAAGATGAATTTAAGAAAAATTCAAAAACAACCGATCAAGAGAACACACGATGAGAACGATTACATGAATTTCGAAACTCTTCCAGAATTTAGGAATCGAAAGATGTGGGATCGAATACAAAAAAATGTTCTTAATAATCCAGAATTTTATGAGTGTGTGACATCGCTCGATAGAAAAACATTTAGTATTAAATAATGAAGTCTAAGAATTATATTTTAAAACAAATCCATGATTGCCTTGTGAATCGACACGCGCACACGATAGAAAAAGCTGACAAATTTATAGAAACCCATAAAGATGATAAGGTTTATGAGCTTTTAGTATTAAAAAAGGAACTAATGGAAGACGAAGAAGTCCATCCCGATGTATCTTATAGAACATCGATATGGAGACATCATGATGAAGGAGATTAAAAGAATGAATACATGACAGGGTAAGTACCATGTTTAAACAATGGTGTAAAAGCCATGGGTTTTATGAAAAAAAATCCAATCCATCACACGTTTTAATGGACAAAGGTGTTTTATACGTACCGTATGATAGATTGAACGAATTTTACGCGAAATACATCGAATGTATAAAAAAGGATAAATTATACGTCGTCGAACAGAAGACGCTCGATTCATATAATTTTTTCGTTGATCTCGATTACAAAGACGATGAAGCGTTGACGGTTGAACAGGTCGAACGCGTGTGTCGAGTCATTTGTGACAAGGTTTATAAATATGGTGGACGCGATGCCTTGATCTCCGTTGCAAAACCAAAACCACACGGCGACTACATCAAAACCGGTGTTCACATCAATTGGCCAAATTTCCCAGTGAATCGATCGTCCGCCCTATCCCTGCGTGAACATATAATCTCAACCCTCCAACTGGTCTACGGATCAAAGGATTGGAATGATATAGTTGATTTATCCGTGTATGGTAGTTCCGAAAGAAATACGCGGGGGAGTGGATTTAGAATGCCGTATTCACACAAAATGGTCAATTGTAAAGAATGCCAAGGGAAAGGGTGTGCTTCGTGTGAGAAGGGAAGAATAATTCAGGGGGAATATTTACCCATTTTTTTGTACAAATCAGGAGTTCTCGGTTTCATGCAAAAAATTTCATCTGCGCCGACAATCGATATCATGTGGATGGCGACCCTACGAACCCAAGACGGTACGGAACCACGGGTGATCGTCGGTTCTAAAAATAAAACGGAGGGTGCTTTTACTAGGGCGCAGACCAATGATGAATTAACCGATCGCACGGTCGTGTTGATGCTTCAAGAATTCATCCAAAAAAACATGGAAGGTCAATCGAGAGCAATCGTCACACACATCTACAAGCATCAGAACCAACACCTCGTGGCGACGACATCGAGATATTGTGAAAATACGAAAAGACCCCACGGGTCCAATCACGTGTGGTTCCATATAATTGGAAACGTTATACGTCAAAAATGTTTCTGTAAATGTGAGACGATGCGCGATCGTCACTACGGATTTTGTAAAGATTTTTCAGGACGTCAATTCGCTCTCACACCCAAACTTGTAGAGAAAATGGAATTAACGAAATATAAGGAAATCTCAAAAAAACAACAGAATACTCAGCAGAGCGACGATGTTTTAAAAGATTTAACGATTTATATAAACAAATACATCGC